TTACGCGATAAAGATAGCGTTTGCAGTCGTGGCGTTGGCAGTAACCAGTGTCGTTCCAGCCACACCGACCAGCTCAACCAACGAGTCAGCCGTTGCGTTGTTGTTGAACACATACGAGTTCGAACCGTGTGTGAACAAAGCGCTGTCGCCAGCATTCGTCACAACCACTGATTGAACTGCAGCGATCTTCTGTGCCAGCGTAGCGCCAGCAGCGCTCGTTCCAGCAAACGTCACCAGACCCGCCGACACAGCTACAGTCAGTTCAGCAGCTGAGAAGCCCGTTGCTGCAGTTGCGGTGTACGCGGTCAAGCCGACGCTAGCAAAGTCAAGCGTGGAAGAGAACAAAGCACCGGAACCTACGTCGAAGCCAGTAATCGAGTCATAAGCCGACACCAGCGAATCACCAGCGGCAATCACGAATGTATCGGTCAGGCCGGCAGAGTGGTTGATACCAGTGGCATTGATTACGTCTGCACCTGTACCAGCGGTAACGGTAAAGGAAGCCGTAGCGGTTACTGTCGTAGCCTGTGTGCCATGCGTGTAGGTAATCGTATCGTTACCTGCACCCGTCTTGATGTTCACAAGACCATTTGCACCATTGGCCGCTACCCAGCTTGCGGCCGTGACCGTAACGGTGTCATTGCCTGTGCCAGTTTGAACCGTCACGTTGTCGTTCGTTGCGGTATCACCGACAGCAGCCGTGGTCACCAACAGCGTTTGCGCGCCGCTAAAGGTGCCGCCTGCAAACGCAACAGCTTCGCCATCAGTCGCTGTGGTGAATGTCAGGTTCGAACCCGCAGTCTTGAATGCCGAGTCATACCAGCCGCCGGTTGTAACCGATGCAGCAGCACCGGTGTGCGTCAAAGTAACCGTTTCAATGTTCGACAGACCCTTGAAGTCATCGTCGATCATGGTGGCGCCAGCGGAAGTGATGGTCAGCGAATCGGTACCGTCACCACCGTTGAGGGTGTTGTAAACCGCGCCCGATTGGAGCTGCGTTACTGCCGTAGCGGTGAAAGCATCGTTACCCGCGCCGGAGTTGTAGGTGGAACCCACGGTACCCAGGGCGATAGAGTCAGCCACACCCGAACCGGTAACAGTGGAACCCGCAACCAAGTTACCAGCAATCGTCAGACCCACAGTGCCATTGCCGGTCAGGGCAGAAGCGTCAATCGTAACGGCCTTGGTGGTTGCAGCATTTTGCAGCTCGACAGACGTACCCTTCAGGTTGATGGCCGTCAGCTTGTCAGAAGTGATTGCGTTGATCTGAGTGACCTTCTCTGCAGCAGTTGCCGCGACATTGGCCGACTCACCCGCATTGGTGGTGATATTCAATGTCTCGAAGCCGTTCATGGTTAATGCGCCGGTAAAGTCAGTCGCTTCCGTTGCCGCACCCGCACCACTAAGCGAACCCGTACCCATCGTCAGGCTAAGCACATCGGACGTACCGGACGAATCAGCCAAAGCAAAGGAAGAACCGGCCATATCCGCACGCACTTTAACTGCCGCAGCTTGCGTCGCCGTCATCATCGTTGTTGCAGCTGTAGTGGTCGTCTCCAAGGCAGTAATACCCGCCAAGATGGACATATCCTGGTTGCCGGCTGTACGCAGAGTTTCAAAACCTGTGTAATAGGCCGCTTCGGCAGCACTATCCATGACGGTTGTAGAAGAAAGCACCAGCGTATCGGTACCTGCACCCGCAGCGATCATGCCAGCGGTCGGGGTTGCATAGACAGCCGTGGTGAATACGTCGTTGCCAGCACCACCTTTGAAGCTGGTCGTTGCCGTGCCGCCAGCAATCGTCAGGCCGCCGGCGGTGAGGCCAGTTGCATCAATGGTCTTGAAGTTACCAGCAGTACCCAAATTAACTGAGGCTGCAGCACCAGCTACCGTTAATGCCGATGTGGTTGCGAAATCGCCAACGGTCAGAGTCGCAGTAAGGTTAGTTGCCGCATTGACAGTCAGACTCGTTACGGTATTCACACCAGCGCTATCAAGCTTGATCGTATCCACCGAGTTGGCAGCACCAGTCGAATTGATCGTAGCCTTGGTTACGCCAGCACTTGCAGTAGCAGTGATGTCGGCAACGCCGGTATTCAGGGTGCCGCCCGAGATATTGATGGTCTGGTCCGCAGTTGCTGTCGCGTAGGCGTAGCTCAGAATACCGTTCTTCGTTGCACCATCACCGACCATACCAACAGCCGAACCACTATTAAGTGCGGTCACCGTTGTGTTGCTATTTCCAGATGCCTCAACAGTGGTGATCGCGGACGAACCAACAGCAAATGTCGCAGCATGAACACCCACGGTGCCGTCACCATCAACAGCTCTAATGCGTACGGTTTCGATGCTCGACATCGAAGCAGCCGGAACAGCAATATCTGCCACCAGAACATTGGCTGTGACAACCAGCGTATCAGTACCAGCGCCACCAACGAGCACATCCAACAAGCCGAGCGTGTTGTCGCCCGCTGTTGCGCTGACACCAGCATTAAACGTGTCGTTGTTGGCGGTGCCGGGGAAGCTGTCCGCGCCAGTAGTGAGGGTAATAGCGCGGCAACATCACACTCCTTTACGCATCAAACGGTTACGCCACTTTTGAATCGCCTTTTTTAGTCATATCCGACCAACTTCATACTTCAAAAGGAAGACTTTCACTCTCTTGCGATATTTATTGCGTCGTTTCAAACGGTTGGACGCATTACCTATCTCTATAGATGCTATTTGCAGCCAATTCTCCCTACCAACTTCATACCAAACCCGCCCCACCAAGCATAAAAGCCACCCATTTTTGCTCTTTGGGTGGCTTTTGTTGCTTTCCGGATTGACTTGGTCGTCGGCTCATTGTGGCGGATGAGGCGGGTTTTGTGCCTGCTCTGCCTTCAAGATGACGCCGATGGCGCCATCGTCCCTTGTGACGAATTCGACGCCGGCCTTGGTCAGTGCCTTGGTCACTTTGTTGATGGTGGAGCCGCGACTGTCCGCCAGCCCTCCTTCCATCCTGAGCAACGCCGACATCGAGATGCCGGAGATTTCAAGCAGGTCTTCCCGGCTCCAGCCCAGCATGGCGCGGGCGGCGCGTATTTGTCTTCCGTCGAGCATGGCCGACTCCTTGGTTGAGTGTGACTAGTCTTTTTTTGGTTGGTAAATATATCTGTTCTATTGGACGCCTTTTGTGTCTCTTGCGGTGCATTGTATCGTATTATGGCCTTTAGTTGTTAAAGGAGCAAGACGATGCCTACCCAAGCACTCACCGCCGAATTCCTGGCTACGCTGCCAGGTCGCGAGCCCGCATCCGGGGCCGTGAGTTACTTCGATACCGAGATTAAAGGCTTTCTGCTGGAACATCGCACCAGCGGTGGCGCCACTTACTATTTCCGCTACCGCGACGCGGCAAGCAAGGTGCGGATGCATCGCATTGGGCGGACGGAGGATATCGGCCTGTCGGATGCGCGCGCCAAGGCGCACAAGATGCGGCAGATGGTGATCGAGGGCGGCGACCCGAAGGTGGAGAGCCATCGCTTCAAGGATGTGCCGACCTTTGGAGATTTTGTCCGGGATCGCTATCTTCCCTATGCCAATACCCGCAAGCGCAGCGCCTGGATGGATGAAAGCCTTCTACGCAATCACCTGCTGCCTTTGTTTGGCGAATTCCGAATGAACCGGGTCACACGCTCGGATGTGGTGACAATGCACCATGAGGCCAAGATCAAGGGCTACGCTGCCGGCACCTGCAACCGCTGGTTGGTGTTGATGAAGTTTATCTATAACTGTGCGATTCGCTGGGATGTTCTGCCGGCCGATGGCAATCCGTGCAAAGGGGTGGAGCCGTTTGAGGACAATGGGGCGCGGGAGCGATATCTGACCCAAGAGGAGGTGGGCCGGTTGTTCGATGAACTGGATACCAATCGCAATGTGCAGGTGGCGCAGGTGATTCGATTGCTGCTCTACACCGGCGCCAGGAAGCGGGAGATTCTGGATGCGCGGTGGGAACACATCGATTTCAATCGGCACATTCTGACGGTGCCGCTGTCGAAGTCGGGTAAGCCGCGCCATATTCCGCTTTCGGATGCGGCGATGGAAATTTTTCAGTTGCTGCCGCGCGATCCGGCGGTTCCGTGGGTTTTTTACAATCCGAAGACGAAGAAGCCACTGGTGTCGATATTTTGCGCTTGGGGGACAATCCGCAAGAAGGTGGGCTTGCCGGAGGTGCGGCTGCACGATCTGCGGCATTCGTTTGCGAGCTTTTTAGTGAATTCGGGACGGTCGCTGTACGAGGTGCAGAAGCTGTTGGGGCACTACGATCCGAAGGTGACGATGCGTTATGCGCACCTGTCGCCGGGGGCGTTGATCGAGGCGGCGAATATCGTGGGGGATTTGGTGGGGAGGAGAAAGGTGGTTGTGGCATCGGCGGCGATGGGGGTGGCGTGACAGATTGCGTGACAGGAAAGTATCGCGCGTTGGTACTCTACTGCCCCCACAAGGTCGAGATAGGGGCAGCCCAGAGACGATCCCCCAGTTGCAGAGTCTCGGAGCCATCGTAGAGACTCACCCCCAGCTTGAACTGGTCTCCAGCGATACTGGCCAGCCGTTTGAGGCCGCGCAAGTCGCTTTCCTTGACCGAAGCCGCTGCCTTGATCTCCACCCCGACCAATTGTCCACCCGAGTTCTCGACGACCACGTCAACTTCAAATTGATCGTGATCGCGGTAGTAGAGCAATCGGTAGTCACCGTCGGCGGTTGTGGCGTGCTTGAGTAGTTCCCCATAAACGAAGGTTTCCAGCACATTGCCAAACTTCCTGCGATCCTGCTGCACCATGGCCGGCGTCAAATCAATCAGGGTAGACAGCAGACCTGAATCGATGAATTGCACCTTGGGAGTTTTCACGACACGGTTGAGCCTGTTCCGGGCCCAGACCTCGACTCGCTTGAGCAGGTACATCTGCTCGAACACACTGACGTACCGGGCTGCCGTCTTGTGATCCAGACCTACCTGGCCACCCAATTGCGTGTAGTTGCACATCTGACCCGATATCTGCGCCAATGCCCGCAAAAAACGGGGCAGCTGGTCAAGCCGGTCGATGCCAACCACATCGCGGACATCGCGTTGAATGATGGCGTCAATGTACTGCCTGGCCCAAGCCGTGCGCCGGCGTGGCGTGGCGCGCGAGACGGCTTCTGGATAACCGCCACGCAACACCGCTTCGACCAGCGCATCTCCCACCAGAGGGGCAAACACTTTGGGCAGATGCCCTGCGAAGGCACTGTCCAGCCAATTAGTTGAGGTGCCATGCATCTCACTTTGCGACAAAGGCAGCAGCGTCAAGGTTTCCATCCGCCCAGCCAGTGAATCCGCCACCGTGGGCAGTGTCATTAAATTTGCCGACCCCGTCAGCAGGAAGCGTCCGGGGCGCCGATCCTCATCCACAGTTTTCTTGATGGCAAGCAGCAGCTGTGGGGCGCGCTGAATTTCATCAATCACTGCCCGATCCAGGCTACGAATCATCCCTACCGGGTCTTCCCTGGCCGCCAACTGAGTCAGCTCATCATCAAGAGTGAGGTAGCGCAGCCCTTGATCAGCCATCTGGCGTACCAACGTGGTCTTTCCGGCCTGCCGTGGGCCGGCGATCAGAACGACGGGCGTATCTGTCAGCGCCTCGACAACTCGCTCTTTGATAAGCCGTGGATAGAGGGGGGATGGTGCGTTCATAGTTGCACATAGTATCGTGCCGCTGGGAATCTATCAACGTAAATCAGGGAAATTGTATCCGTGCAATTGGGAATATAAAGACGTAAAACGGGGAATCACGCAGCTTCTAAACGCAAAATATCCCCGCCCCCATCACCACATGGATGATGAGATCGTGGTCTCGTTAAGTCAGATTGTTGTGTCAGGCGTGGCGAGCAACGCCACATCGGCCTCGCGCATGAACACCTGAGAAACCAGCGCCACAAACCTTCAGTTCCACACGTTTGCTCCATCCCCCTTTACGGCATTTGTCTCAGGAGCCGCCGCGAATGACGACAACCCCATGTTTAACAATCAATTTCAATCAAATAGCGCTTGATGTTTTTTGCACGTAGAGCGTACATGGCATCACCAACAACGACGTCACAAGGAGAAGCAAATGAGCAACGCCCTCACCCCACTGCTGAATCTGATCGCACAGAAGCACCTTGAAATTGACACTCTGGAAACCCGCCACTCTGACGGCCTCGACTTCCACGAGGTGGCCGTTTGGACGCTTCGCGACGCCTTGGAGGCGGCTTACAAGATCGGCCTTGAGGCGGGATTGGCACAACCCCGTCACAGCCATGGCCCAGCCTGCGATTTCGAGGCGTGACCGATCAGCCTTCACAGCGACACCCATCATCGACAACGACAAGGAGCCTCAAAATGAGCACACCCAAATCCACCGCATTGACCGAACGCCAGCTTGACCTGATCACCCGCGCTCATCTGGATAGCAACGGCCTGATCGAACCCCTGCTCAAATTGAAGGGCGGCGCCAAACTCAAGATGATCGCCAGCCTCTCGCAACGTGGCCTGATCGCGCAGGTTGAAGGCCAGTGGCGCCTCACGCCGACGGCCGTGGCCATCGCCAAGGGTGAGGCGCCGCCGGTCACGCCAATCTCGCCAACTCTGCTGGCAGCGACGGACTCCATCGCCGCCGATCTTGAGATCGAAGCCGCTGTCTCTGCAGCTGGCTCCGCTTGGAAGGCATTGAAGAATTCTGCCGGACAACGTCAGCTCAAGGGCGGTGACGACGGCAAACCCCGCACCCGGCCATACAGCAAGCAAGCCACGGTGATCGAGATGCTCCAACGCCCCGATGGCACCACCATCGCCCAGATCTGCGAGGTGACGGGTTGGTTGCCGCACACCGTGCGCGGCACTATGGCCGGCGCGCTCAAGAAAAAGCTCGGGCTCATCATTGTTTCCAAGAAAATCGATGGGACAAACAGCGGCCTCCGGGTCTATCGAATTGAGCAGGGGGCACAGTGAAGCAGATCATGATCGTCAAACTTCAGACGGGCTGGAAAGTCACTTTCGCCGGTACCGCGTACACCATCACCGGCGCCACGAAACTCCGGGGCAAGGTTCTTTATCTGCTCAAGGACGACCAAGGCAGACAACATTCCCTGGATCAGAAGCGGCTGCTCGAGGGGCAACGTGAGAATTGGTTGCAGGTGCTGGGGTAATACGACAGCCGTGCATGAGGGATCGGGGCGGCAGGACGCCGCCCTGTGCAGCGTAGGTTACTTCTTCTTGCCGGTACTCTTGGCAGCGGCCACTGCCTGTTTGAAAGTAGCACCAGCGGTAAACTTCGGCACGGTGGTCGCTGCGATCTTGAGCGTCGCGCCGGTACTAGGGTTCCTGCCTTCGCGGGCGGCGCGTGTCGCTGCCTTGAAAGCGCCGAAGCCGATGAGCGACACGTCATCCCCCTTCGCCACGGTGTCGATAATGGTTTCCAGCAGGGCATCCACGGCTTTGCCGGCATCCACTTTGGTGAGTTCGGATTTGGCGGCAATGGCGGCGATCAGCTCGGTTTTGTTCATGGGGGTGCTCCTGTGGATTGGTTTTTAGTGCGGCTATCCTAACAACCGGTGAATGATATGTAAATATCTCTTATTCCGCTTGTCTTTGATGCCCAGAAGAGCGTTACTACGGTTGTCGAAACGATCAACGCCAAGGAGATGAAGATGAACAGCAACCCACAAATCCCCGTTACCACCAACGAATCCTGGGGCTTCACCGGGACGATGAACGAACACGCCAAAGCCGCCTGGCCCATCGCGATGACCGCCATTTCCAACGCCACCTGCCAGCCCCTTGAATCAGCCAGGGATTTCCTCGACAGCCGCCATGGACGCCACTTTGCCGACTCGGTACAGAACGGCCTTTACCAAGGGCTCACCTTGGAGGCCGCGATTGCCGCTACTACGCAGGCGTGGATGGGTTGGACGATTGGCCGGGCGACCAGCCGCGATTACGGCATCCCTCGCGGCTTGCCCTACCTGACAGGGTTTGTGATCCACTGCGAAATCGCAGAGGAAATGGCGGCCTGACCTTAAAACTACGTTTTCGCCGCGATCGTTCCATCCGAATGGTAAGCCGACACGATGGACGCGATCAGCGGTTCCGCCAGCTTCCACACCGTCTCGAATTCCGCCTCAATATCCGGCGCGGCCTGTGCCGCTGTTTGCAACATGGTTCGTGCAATCGCCAGTTTGTCGCTACCGGCGGAATTCGGGAAGGCCTGTTGAATGGCGATGATGATGGCTTGCAGGATGGGGATAAGCTGAATAGCAAGTTTGATGATGGCAAAAAAGTTCATGGCATGGCTCCTTGGGTTGGTTGTGCTACGGGTAAATCTTGCAGGTGACGTGAATAACCAGTCCGTCGAAACGGTCAGCCAATGTCGGGTGGCTGGGTATTTCCGGTAGCGTCAGAATTTCCATTGCTGGACGGCAGGCCGATTTTTGCACTGGTAGCGACGGTGGCGTAAGCGTTGAACACGCCCAGCACAGCGGCAACACCGCCAGCAATGGCAAGAACCTGCTCGTGCGTAATCGCCGGGTGAAAGCCGACCAGAGACAGGACGGCCAGTGTGCCAGCCATGACAGCCGCGATGGCGTTACTTGTGAGTTGCGCATTTTTCCACCCCTCGCTATTTTTTAACTGCTGGCCGGCGCTTAACGCCTGGATCATTTCGGTAATCATGTCGTCACTCCTAAAGCCGCCTCAGCAGCAGATTGAATTACTTCGTCTTGATAGATCACTCCGCCGTTTTCATGATGGATGATGGCTCGGGTGAGCTTTTCCAGATGCGCGGCATCCGCTCCTAGCGCGAGGTGATCGTCCGGCAAAACACCGACTTCTTGGCTGACCGCTGCGATATAGGCCGCTGTATCATTTTCGCCAGGGGGCGCCCAGCGCTCGATCATCTCGCGGATCGTCCACAGCCCGTATTTGCGCTGATAACTGAGCAGGATTTTGCTCAGCGCCCGGATGCCCCAGAAGGCATTGGTGAAGGTGACGAATGCCGCATCAGGCTGAGCGGTAGCAGCGCCCTGCCATTGCGCCACGCCATTGCGGATATTGCCGGGGTTGTTGTTGCGTTCGCCGCGCGTCATTTGATGTGATCCTTTATCCAAGAAAACACCGCGATCACCGCGCCTATCGTCATGCCAACACCGGCAACAATGGGAATGATCAACTTGGAGCCGCGCCACAGTGCGGCCAGCTCGTTGATTGCCGGGGCCAACTGCTCCTCAGCAATCAGATGCGCGGAGAGCTTTTTATCAAGCTCAACCAGCATCTTGTTTTGCTCGTCCAGCCGTTCGTGCAGACGGTCGAACAGGTTATTCTGGTGGCGATCTTCGCCCTCTCGTCGATCTTCCATTTATCTTTCCTCCGGGGGAGATTGCAGCCGTAGCCGCTCGGATTCAAAGCTCATGCGGCAATGGTCATGGTCGAAAAAAAAGGCCGCATCAATGAGCGGCCTAAGTGTTTTGAAGGGTTGTTGTGCTCTACATCGCCAACAGCGCGAGGAAAATGTTTCGTCAGCCCAGGTTCCGCCGGGCAGAAATAACAACAACGCGTTGACCAGTTGGTCAAAAGCGATCAGGATTTGTTTCATGTCGGCCACTCCAGTGCCGGCAGTTCGGCGATCAATTCCGCGATGGCAGGTGCCGGCCTCGACCCCGCCAGCACTGAAGCCATGATCTCGAAACACTTGTCCCACGTCGCCTCGCGGACAGCCAGGCAGGTTCTGCCATCTGCACCATAGCGCGGGTGAGTGCTGGCCGCGTAACTGCATGCACTGACGATGGGCGCAGTGCGTTCATCGCCGTACCCCCTGCTGGCGGCGAAGGCGTCAAGATGCACCTGGACGGCCTTTTCCAAGCTGGCGACTATCCGATCCGATGACATCTGAAAACGCTCGCCATCCCAAACGTCGCCGGGTAGCGCGTCGGATGTTGCGATAGTGCCCACGAATAAAGGAGCGTTTTCGACGATGCTGTCGACCACATTGCCACGCATTACCGCCACCCGTCCGCGCCATCCGGTGTCGGAAACAATCAAGGTATTTTCAGACATCACGAAACCCTCATGTAAAGTTGAGTGCCGAGCTTGGTTAAGGATTCAACGGAAAATTGTGCTCGGTCGTTCAGGACGTAATCCCCCGATGTGTCGAGGACGCCAAATGGTGAAGTCGTCGAACTCAACACTTTTCCGTTGACGATCGATCCCCATTTGTTAAGTTGCTTCAGCGGCGCTTTACGGACGAAGAAATTCGTTCCGTCTTTTGACAGTAAATAGTCGCCCGAGTTATTCGCTCCGGCGATGATTGTCGACCCGTCTGACTTCGCCCAGTCACAGTTTGCGAATGTGCCATTTTTCGGCGCAGCTACGGCCCAGGTCACGCCAAGGTCTGCTGATTTGGAGATGCTGCCATCCTTGCCGAACCTGATGAAAGCACTATAGGCATAAACCAGGCCGCGACTGTCGCCTGATCCCGAGAAGGTGCCAACCCCCGTCCAAGCGTTGATTCCGTCGGATGACGTGTACGCTGTTGTTGAGGAACCCCCGTTCCCTGCCAGCATCATCCATTTTCCTCCGCCATAAGCGACAACATAGGGTGAAGGTATTGGGAAAGTTGAGCCTGCCCACGTCGTAGCGTCCGTTGTATAGGCGTATCCCGAGTTTGAATTATTTGTAGTTCCGTCTTCGTCGTAGGAGTCTTTCATGGCAAACGCCTTGGCTCCCGCAACGTGCTGGACGCTGGTGTTGGTGGAGCCGCTGCCAGTTTGAGCCCAAGAAATGCCATCCGCCGTCGTATATATCTGATTTGTGGCACCGCCGACACAGTGTTTTCCGTTGAAGAAAATAGCCGATTTATATTGAGCGTTTGCTCCAACCCCCGCCGATAACGCGACACAAAGCGCATTGAAGTTCACGCCGTCCTTGGACGCGCCAACATAGGTCACAGGATCGCCAAAGTTGTTGTGCTGGACATATGCTGCGCTAATGTAAAGGCCACCACCGTATGAAACGCAGGCGGGCGTTGCGCCGCTCGTGTTCAATGCTTGCTGGAAATCAGTGCCTCCCCAGTTGGCGCCAGAATTTAGCGACATAAGACCGCCTCCCCATAGCCATACCGCCCCGTTGGTGGCGATTTTCCCTTTAGAAAGACCGGCGGGGAATGGAACCGCATACTGGCGGTAGTATCCTGTCAGAGATGTCCACACTGCGGTCGTATTCCCAGACCAGCCTATTCTGTTATCGGCATAACCGCTCCCTCCGAGGTAAAAGTTTCCTCCCGCGACACCAATGCCGTAGCAGTAGCCCCAGTAGCCCCACCCTTGCATCGTTGTTGGCAGGGTGTGATTTGCCCACGTAACACCGTCAGAAGATTTCATTCCATACGTTTGATAACAAGTCGACCCGCTATCCCATGCTATGTCTGTAACGGCAAGGAACACTGACCCATTCCAGGCGACATATTTCCATGTGTAGGTTGTAACCGATGGCGGGGTAGGCGTTGTTTGCAGCGTCCAGGTAAGCCCGTCGGTTGATGTACGACAGTAAACACCTCCCACAATCACGAATTTGCTGCTACCGTAGGCAATCCCGTTGGCGATATTTGTGACGCTCACCGATGACCACGTTACCGCGTCAGTTGATACGGCAACAGACGTTGTTCCGTTGACCGCGACATAGCGGGTGCCGTTATGCGCCACCTCTGCCCATGCTGCTGACACCGGCAAGGTTCGCTGAGTCCACGTTACTGCGTCGGTTGATGTAAAACATTTGTCGCCGTTCGCCTGAAAAACTATAAACAGGCTATTAACAAAGGCACAGGCGGAGGCTTTTGTGACCCCTGCGAGCGCAACGAACGTCCATGCGAATGCGTCACTCGACACCACCACCCCGTCAGTGGTCGGGATAACAAACTTCGTCCCTCCGAATACCGGGTTGCTCCCGGTAAGATCAGGCCGTGTTGCAACGGACTGGGCCATATACGAACCAGCCGGTGCCAGCGGATAGGTCGTCGCCGCGTCAACGACGCCGGTTTTAAGGTAAGTGGAAACGCCATCGACAATGGTGTTCGGCAGGGCATCACTGTAGATTGGCACTAGCGCACCCACCGGGACGCGCGGGGCGGGTACGATGAAATCGCTCAGGTTGCTCATTTACAGAATCCTCCAGTCAGTGCCATTAAACCAAAGCAAAAAATTTGCACCGGATACGTTGCAGGCCAGATCGGTCGCGCCGCCCATGATCGTTTTGCCGTTGCGGGCGAGGGTGAGGTTGTTGGTGGCGAAGGTGCCTGCGGAGTCTCGGAAGGCGTAGGCGTCCCCTAGTAGGGGACTGGCCGGTAGCGTTAACGTGATCGGCGCGGATGTGGTGTTGACGAGGTTATTGATAGTGTTGACGGCACCAGTTGTCGTGATGTAAGTGATCTTGGCAGCGGTAGGAGGTGACGTTAGGCTGACCGTCCAATCTGAGAATGTCCCGCTCCCTCCGATACCCGTGACACCGATTGTCAGACTGCCTGTTCCGCTGGTGTACTCCGTGATCTGTCCAACCATGTAATTCGTTACGCTGGCGGTGGATGCCATGACGACGAATTGCCCGACTACAAAACTTTTTCCGGTTTGCACCGTGATCGTCGTTGTGCCAAGCGCAATGGTGTCCGAGGTGGTACTGCTGGCACTGGTGCCTGGGGCATTGATGGCGGTTAATGCACTGGCGGCGGCAGCAGCGGCCTGTATCGTAGCGAGCGCAAGTTGCGCGGCTCCGTTGGTGGTCGCCAACCCAGCCTGGGTCGTGGCCAGCGTCACCTGCGCTGCGCCGTTGGTCGTTGCCAGGCTTGCTTGGGTGGTGGCAATCCCGGCCTGTGCGGTGGCCGTTGTGGCCGCGCTGCTTGCCGTGGTCGTGTTGGCATTGATTTCCCCGGCAACCACATTGATCTGCGTGACCAGCGTCGGCAGCGCACCGGCAAAAGCGTCGGCGTCGGTGGCGAATGTCGCCGGGCTGGATGCGCGGCTTGGCGCGCTGGGTAGTGCGGTGATCGTGGTCATGTCAGCCCCTCAATCTGCATACTGCATTTGGTTTCCATGGTTCCATTCATGGTGATTTCGAAGTCCCTAAAAAACCCGTAAACGATGGTCGGCGTGTAGCCCGCGTCGCCGATCCACACCACCGGCGTGGCACGGTACGAAGCAAGCACCCGCTGCAATTCGCCGATGTAATAATTTTCAACAAAGAAATCCGCCGTCAGCTTCTTGCTGAAATTTCGTACCACCAGCGTCGGATTGCCGAAGGTGTCTCGCGTCACCGTGGAGTAATCGACAATGCCGGCCTTGGTTCCCGTCAGCGTGATGCCGAGCGGACGATATTGCCCCAGGACGATTTCGCCCGCCTTGGCCGTGCCGCCCGTCTTGGTGATGGTGATCGTGACGATCCCCGACAAGTACGGCGGCAAGTCCAGCAACACCGCGTCAGTGGTGTACAGGATGGGAAAGAAAAGATACTGATACCAATCGAAAGCATTCTTGATGGTGAGATTGAGCGTGTTGTTGTACACGGTCACGCCGCCATTGGTCATCGTGACATTGATACTGGCGGCATCCATGCCGAGGAACGCGATGCTGTTGATGATCCCCGGCGTCAGCACATACTGGATGCTGGCGGCTTGGCTGGTCGAGTTGGCCACCGCGCCGTCAAACGCCTTCCAGCGGTTGGTCGAGCCGATCACTTGCCACCACGCGGTCGATGCGGCCGGGTTCGGCATATTGCCGGTGTTGGCGTTCTGCAGGGACTGATAAATCTTGTGGTCGACGGCAACGATCACCTGAGCGCCGCTGGCGTAGGTCGTGCCAGCCACCCAGGCGGCATAATCGGTTTCCGGCACGCTGCTGCTGGCGAGCATCGCCGGGGTGATAGCAACGGGATTGATGACTTGCATCGTTATGTCCTCGTCGCCGGGAGGCCGTTGTATTCCCAGCGGTCAATCACGCGGGCGATAGCCTTGGTGGTCGGTGCGCTGGCTAACCTCGCCTCGTGTAGCTCTTGGCGCATGGCCTTGATCTCATCGATCAGGGCGCTTTGATCCAGCAGCGACTTGCTTTGCGGATTGCTGTAAATCCGGCTGGGGCCGGTGGATTCCAACTCCGGGCCGTTCTCTCCGACTATGCGCCAGCCGCCTTGGTGGTCGCCACCGGATGCGAAGCCGTAGATTTGGCGCAGGGCGCTGGGGCTTCCGTTGTACCCAACCGCCGCATATATTCCCTCCGGACTGACCCCCAGCGCGGCGGCGGCAGCATTAAATTGGGCGGTGCTTACCCCGTTTTGGGTGGACTGATAAACCACCTTGGCGGCTGCGACCAGCGCAGAATCTGCGGCATCGTTGACGTTGACGCCCGACGGGTGCGCGTAGGCGTTTGGGTTTTCTGCTGATCCCGATGATCCCAGGGCGCCGGTAGCGACCGCTGCCGTCGCCGCCGTCGCTTGACGAGCCGCTGTCGGGGCAAGACTTAGCGCCGAGGCCAGATTGGCAATGGCATCTCGCACCGACATCACGGCGGTCGTGGTGCCGTTGGCCGCATCGATCTGTGACTGCGCTTTTGACAGCACGCCATCGAGCCGCGCCATGTTGTCGGCATAGCCGGTTTTGGTCGCGTCGAGTTGCGCTTTCAGCGCGTCAAGCTGCGCATTCCCGGCAGTCAGTTGGCTCCCGGCGATAGTCGACAGGGCGGTAATGTCGCTGGAGGTCTTGAGGAAGTCGCGCTGGTAATCGGTGAAGTTTGAAAACAATGCCGCACTCGGCTTGGCGACGATGGCGAGCGAATTTTGCAGGTCTGCCGCTTGCGGTAACGGCCCGCCGGATTTGGCGATAGCCAGCGCCGTGGCAATCTGCGCTTGGGCGACGGAGCGTTCAACCGCTTCGGTTCCGGGCATGGCTAGGCTGGAAAGGGCGCTTTTCAGCGAGGCGGATAGCGCTGACAGATTACTGACCGACGTGGACAGGTTGGTAATGGCCGTCTGGGTGGCCTGTATCGAGGCGTTGTATTGGCTGGTGATGCCGGCGCGCTCGGCTGCCACCGATTTTTGCAGGACGGCGAAGGCGTCAGAGACCGCTTTGGCGGAGTCCGTCGCGCCGGATACCGCCGACGTCGCTGATCCGATGGCCGGCGTGAGTTGGGCAAAAACACCCTGGATGTTCATCAGGGCCACATAGGCCGCTTGCCCCGATGCGGTGGATAAATCCAGGCCGCTGACCAATGCCCTGAACCCTTCCCGCGACCTCGGCGCAGAGACGTTGAGGGAGGCAAAAACCGCGTCCATCTGTTTCCAACTGTTCGCGGCCTGCTCTGCTGTGGTGTAAAAATTCGTGTAGTAGGCTTGCGTGATGGATGCCAGATTTTGCATTCCGCCAGCGAGGGCGATCAGCGATTCCCGCGCTGCGGTGGATTCGATGCCGACTGCGCCGAACGCTCCCCCAGGCTTGCCGAGCAAGTCGAGCAGGTTATTGGTGATGGTGAATTCGTCGGACAGGCGTAGTGCCGTGTCCGCCAGCGATTCGCCGGTTTTTTGAAACTGCGATAACTCGGGGATGAGTTGCGCGCCCATCGCGTTAGCCAGGTCGGTGAGTATTTGCTTTTGCGCGGTGGCACTGTCGGCCACCTGGTCGATGGAGAATGTCCAGGCCGAGGTGTCGATGGGTTTCTGGATGATGCCCGCGAGTTTGCTGAACTGGGATTCGTAGCCGGTTGTGACCAGCTTGAAGGCGTCAAGTTGCGGCTGGGCAAGCGCGGCGTAATCCGTGCCATTGCTATCGCTGCTGAACCATCCGCCGTCCTCGTGCCAATCCCGTGCCGACCTACCGGAAAAACCGGAATTATTGAATGTGCCTTGTAATTTTCCAGGGCCGCTTTGGCGCTCGCCTGAACCGAAAGCGGCGTCAAAGATTCCACCAGCAACGCCGCCAATCAATGCGCCAATCGGCCCGAATACTGCCGCACCCACCGCAGCACCGATGGCGGATGTGGTGGTGCCGTCCAGGCCCAATACTTTTTTGTCCCCCGCAATGGCGCTGCCGAGGGAAATCCCGGCCAGGCCAGCACCGACATAGGACAGCGCGGTGCCGACCGTAGCACCTAGCTCGGTGACAGCAGCGGCCTGTCCCGAGCCGGCGGATACAAGTGCTCCGTTTTCATATACCGGCGCCATGAAGGTGTTCGCTGTGCCCAGCCCCAACGATTGACCAACCGACGAGGTGGCTGCATTGGTGTACATGCTCGACATGCCGCCCGTGAAAGCGTCATAGCCGCTTTTCAGGGTCGAACTGGCGCTCATCCAGCCGCCGATGCCGGTGCCGGATTGCGCTACGGTTCCGGCGGCACTGGCTATTCCCGCCACGCCGGAGCCCGTCACTGCCGCGACGATCTGCACCATGAACTTTTGCGCAGCCAGGCGGGCTAGGTCGGCTTTCAGGGAGTCGATGAAGCTGGTGAAACTCAACTTTCCCGTTTTGAAAAAGTTGGCCATGACATCTTCCAGCCCCTTGAACGCATCCCCGAAAAGGGTCTGCGCCTGCTTCGCGCCGTTGCTGATGGAATCGAAGTAATCCTGGATGGCGCTACGCTGGCCGTATTGGAATTCCCGGTTTTGCAGGCTGATTTTGGCGGTCAGGTCGGCAACAGCGAGCGCGGCTTGACGGGCGTCTGACGCCAATTTGAGATTGCTGGGGTCGGCCTGCGCAGCCGCCAGCTTCACATCGGCCAGTTTTTGAAGAATGGGGATGTTGTCGGCTTCGATTTGCATCAGCTTCTGACGGCCTTCCCATTGGGTAAGGATGCCGGCGGTGACGTCGATGCTGTTTTGCTTTTCCTGGTTGGCAAGGTCTTGATTGGCGCGCGACCAGTCGGCGGCGGATTGCGCCATCGCCGCGCGGGCGCTGATCCAATCGCGCAGCATCTTGGCAGTGGCATCGCCGGACGCCGTACCCATCAACTCAAATTGCTGGATGACGGTCGCAAGCTGCCGATTGAGTTGTTCCGTCAACACCGCGCCCTCTTGCCCCATATTGCCCACGGTATCGGCCCAGTTCGCCATAATGGCGTCGTTCATGGACTTGTAGCTGGCGGTTTCCTTCTCGCGGTCTTGGAGTTTGCGCCCGAGCGTCGCTGCTTCCATCGCGTCGAGGGCGCCTTGCAGGGTGGCGCGTTTTGCCATCGCCTCAAAGCGGACTTTCTCTTCGGCTGCGCCGCGCGCCTGGTGCTTGGCGATCAGGTCATCTTCGATTTTGATTTCTGCGCGCAGCTTGTCGGCTTTGATCAGGTCGGCGCTATCATCGAGCTGCGCTTTCGACAGGAAATAATTGCTGTAGCTGACCAGGTTGTGGGCGAGCGCGTCGTCGAGGACTTTCTGCGCGTAGCTGATCGAGGCGTCGAGGACGACGGCCTCCGCGTTGGCGAGCGCGGTGAGATAGGCTGAATAGGCTTTGAGGGCTTCCGGGTCGCCCGCGCCGATGGTCGGCGCGTCTTTCTTGGGGATTTCCGGCAGTTTCGGCGGCTTCGGCGGATCGGAAATTATCGCGTTGATCTCGCGGTAAATCTTTAGCACTTCGTCGCGTTGCTTTCTCGCTTCGGCGGCGAAACGCGCCGACACATCGCCGCCGGTGACTTTGGCCAGCCATTCGTTGATGTCCGCCGCTAAGCCCATAAACGTACTGCCCATCCCCAGCAGCAAGACAGTGACCGGCTGAAAGACCTTTGACGCCAGCCCGCCGAAACCGATCCAGGCGGCGTACAGGTTGCCGCCTTCTTTGCTAGCTGACGCCATCGCCCCGCTGATTTCCACCAGGCTGGGCAGCAGTTCTTGCGCGATATGATTGGTGAATTGCTTGGATGTGCTGGACAAGACCTTGAGGTTGTCCTCGTATTTTGCCGCCATGGCGGCCTGCTCGGTCGTCACCTTGGCATTGTCCAGGCCGCGTTCCGATAGCTCTTTCAGGAACCCGGCGAGGTTCGCACCGGCCTTGCCGAACAATTGCATTTCCAGCGCGGTTTTGGCGGTGCCGTCGCGGTATTGGTCGAGCGATTTAGCTGCTTCCAGCATCATTTGATCGGCGCTTTTGAATTGCCCGGCGCCGTCCCGGACAGACAGATGCAGCGCCTCGAAAGCGCCCTTCGCCTTGCCGCTGCCGTTGTCGAAATCCACCATGTTCTTCGACAACTTTTGCAATGCGCTGCCGACCTCCTCCATGCCGACTTCGGAATATTTCGCCGCTGTCTTCATGGCCGAGAGGGATTCGACGACCACACCGGTCTTCTTGGACAACTTGTCGAGGTTGTCCATCATTTCGATAGAGCCTTTGATCGCCTCTTCAAACTTCAACAGCGAAGCGGCCACGCCCAGCACGCCTAGCGCCTTGGTTGCCATGCCGGCAACCGCCTCGATTTTGCCCATCGCGTCGGTGGCCACTTGCGAAGCACGGCCAAGGTCGCTTTGGAATGAGGCCATGTTGGCCTCTAGCGAGATGACCAAACTTCCCAGTTGTCCGAGTGACGACATTTGCTATTCTCCGGGGGCGATGCCAAACAGGGCGGCCATGAGTAATGAAGATTGTGCTTCGGGGTCTGCGTCCAGGATGGCGCCGTCCGCATTGCGCGGTGCGTTCTCTGGTTTGTCCTGGTACGGCATGAAGTCGGACGGTTGCGCGGCCTGGCCGTCGATGCCGCCCGCCATGACGTTTTGCAGGGTGGCTGAGATGATCCCGGCGCGCAGGTCGGCGCGGGTTTCGCCGAACGGTTCCAGCCGGTAAAACGCCATCCATTCGGATAATTCCAGGCTGGATACCGTGGCGAGCAATTCCGCCACGGTCTTGCCCAGCGCCAGCGCTAAGCGGAAGTAGAATCGCCGCTCGGGGCTGGCTCGGAGTCGTTTCCCAGTTCGGCCTGTACTGCCGGCGACATGCCGTTGAGGCGTTGGGCGGCGTCGAAGCAGCGGCCAAGGGCTGCGGCGGATTTTGCGCCGAGCTCGGCGACTTCCTGGTCGCTGAACAGGCGGGCGCCGTTCTCGTCGACCAGGGTGGCGGCTACCAAGCGGGCGCGGATGTTGCGCAGGTCTTGCTTGCGGTTTACTCCGGCGCCGGTAAACAGCGATTCTTCGAAGGCGTCACGGCCGGTGCCGGATAGGCCTTTGATGCGGACGATGCCGCCCCATTCTTCGACGGTGACGTCTTCGGTTTTGAGGTCGTTGGCGGCGAGGATTTCGGCTTTGGATAGCAATGTCATGAGTAATTTTCCTTTGGATTTTTTCATGGGGGATTACCCCGGCGCGGGGCCGGGAAGTGGATTAAGCGCGGGTGACCGCGCCAGACAGAATCAGCGTGCAGGCATTTTTGACGATGCCGTCCACTGCGCCCGCGTCGGAAATCTTCTGTACGAAGGCCGAAAACGATGCGGTGTTGGCGTTGGGCAGCGTCAGCTTGAAATTCTTGATGGTTCCGGCAGTACGCGCCGCGCGCAAGGCGATCTGGCCGGGATCGGAATTGTCTTGGTCAAGGTTCATGGTGAACTGGCCGTTGTCCACCAAGCCGAGACGCTTTTCTTTCGCGGTGCTGGACAGGTTGGTCACGTCGATGACGGCGGCAGCGCCGTCGAAGCCGCTGAAGTCCTTGACGTTGCCGATGGCCGTCCAAGTGACGGGCGTTGCCGTGCCGCCGCTGGTGTAAGTGGTAAAGGCGGACGCGTCAATGCCGACCAGCGCGAAGGTGTTGGCCGTCACGTTGCCGATGGTGACAGTGTTGCCGTTAAGCTGGGTCATGCCACCGACTGCGGCGAGGGTGACGATGTCGCCGTTAGTCAGGCCATGCGCCGTGCTGGTGACGATGCAAGGGCTGGTGGCCGAAATGGCGGTGATGTTCTTGGCCGCGCCGGTTGCGGTGCCGATGCTGACGATACTGCCTTGGGCGGAAATAGCGGTTGATGCCATGGGTGATACTCCTTTTTGGGCGTAAAAAAACCGCCTTTCGGCGGTCGGTTGGTACGGGTCTAAATCAACTCCAAATACTGTAGTCCTGCTGGATTCGGTAGAGCTTCACTTCGTTCTCAAAGAGGTCTTGCTGCATCAGCGGCACGTTCTGGAACGTCGCCGCCAGCATGGCTGCGTCGATGGCGGCTTTCAGGGTTTTGACGCCGGCATAGGTCTTGTCGTAGGCGTCGATCTGGATGCGAGTGTTGCTGATCGGGATATTCCCGGCCAGACACACCTCCGGCGTGTTGGCGATGGCCTGGTAGAGGATGTACGGCGTTACCGGGCTGTCCGGTGCGATCATCGGATAGACTCGGCCACCGACCAGGCCGGTGAGCGTGGTGAAGAGGGATTGTTCGATCATCGCTTCAGTCCTTGCACCTCGATGGCGATCCGGTCGGCCAGCTTGTCCTGGATGGCCTGCACGGCGGCCTCTTTCTTGTGCTCAAAGGCTGGCCGCATGAACGGGTGTGCCGCCATCTTCGCGGTGCCGAATTCCACGAAACGCCAGTAGAAAGAATCCTTGCCCACGTTCCGGCCTTTACCGGCCAGCCGGGATTTCTTGCCGGTGCGCACGAACACGGAATACCTCGCGGACATAACACCGCGATCATCACGCTCGCGCTTGATCTGGATGTCGCGCTTCATTTCGCCGGTATCCACCGGCGCGAGATTGCGCGCTTCGTTGCGGATTTCGGCAGCGCCGGAGGAAACGGCAGCGCGCAGCGCATTGCGGGCGACGCGTTCCGGCAATTCTCGGAGGGCGTTTTTTAGGGCTTCCAAGCCTTCGATCTTTACGCCGTCAGCCATCGTTCAATCCCTCCGAACACGAGAGCGATAATTGCCGGTGCGCTTCGTTGTCGTCGATAACCGCGTGGATATTGAAGATTCGCCCGGCATAGATCAGCCGCATCGCCGCTGTGATGCCGGGGCGGTAGCGCATGACCACGTTGTGCGAAACTTCGGATTGCACCGCCTGCGCCGCGAGTAGTTCGCGTCCGTTCAGCGGGCTGATCTGCGCCCGCGTCGTGCAAAGCGTTGTCCAGGTGGTGGACTGGCCGCCAAATGTGTCCTGCGTGGCAACTCGTTGTTGAATCGTGACTTGATGGCGCAAGTCGCCCGCTGAGATCATCATGATTCAGAACCGGGTGCGGATCGTGATCGGGTCGAGCAGGCCGGCGATGTAGTCGGTAGGCAATTCCGTGAAACCCTGCCTTCCGTGCGAGATCATGAACAGTTCTTTCTGCGCGATGCCCCAGGCGACGGCGAACAGCAGCCAGTGCCTGACGCTGGGGAACTGTGCCGCCAGATTCGCCGGGGTGATGCCCGCCGTGTAGGTGATCTCGATGTTCTTCAAGCCGGGCGTTGTCCCCGGCCAATTGCCGGATGTCGGGGAAATCAAGGTTTCGCGGTCGATCACCGCGACGGCATAGGCCGTCGTGGGTAAGGTTTGCTGTACACCGCTGGCGTCGGCATAGGTGATGCTATCGATCGCCATCACCAGGCCGTGGGTGACGGCGATGTCGCCACCCTTGGCCGGGAAACTGCGCAACCGCTGGCGATAACGCGCCGGGCGGATGGCCGAGCCGGTTTGGGTTTCCGCCAGTTGCCGTGCGCCGGGGATCAATATGCCCTCGATGAGCGGGTCATCCAGGGTTAAATCCGCGTCCACACGGGCATGCAGCTTGGCTTCGGCGAGCGTTAACGGCTCGCCGGTGGCATCCAAGGGCGGAAGATAGGCAATGAGTTCGGCCATTTTTGGTGGAGTTAGGCGGTTTTTGTGGCGTCTTTGACGGGTTTGGCGGACTTTTCACCGCTGTATGCCGTTGCTGCACCGCCGTCGATCAGCTTTTGCGCGGTTTCGTCGTCAACTTCTGCGGTTTCGCCGGGATTGAACGCCTGGAAGTGCTTGGTGAAGGTGATTTGCATGGTTTTTCCTTGAATTAATGGTGAATGGCCTGTGCCGTGGTGCGGAACAGGCCGGGGTTATGCTCAGCGATACCAGGTCACATCCTTGAGGACGGCGATGGCTTCCGGGTGACGGGGGCCGAAGTCGTTCTCGGTGATGATGCGGATCAGGGTCTGGTCGCGCTCGAAAGCGGAGACCTTAAGTCCGGTGCCGGGGTCGGTGTAGGCGGCTTCCATCGAGATCGCCACGCTGATGTTCAGCGATTCGCCGATGATCATTTCGGCGAAGTCGACGAAGTAGATTTCGCTGCCGTTGCCGGTCGCGCCACCGATGGTGAGCGTGGTGGGAATCGCCGTGGTGATGCCGATGGGGTAGCCACGGAATTTGCCGTCCGAGATTTCCGGGAACACCACGTCGCCGGTGGTGGTGCGCAGGTCGGCGAGGAACTGCACGCTATCCGGGTGCATCAACCAGCCCGGATTGCGCATCCGTACATTGGCACGGCGTACTGCGAGGATGGCGCGGCCGGCATCGTTGGTGATGGCCTGGATCAGCGCGGCGCCGGTCAGGCTGGTGATGACGGTGGAAGTCAGCACGTTGCCGCTGGGTGTCCAGTAGCGTAGGCCCTTGGGGGTATTGGCAGTGCCGTCGGCGCGGATGAATGCGGCGTCTTCGGCATTGGCGATGCTGATCGCGACGTCGTTGGTGACCAGGCTGTCTACGCGCGGGTCGACACCGGCGAAGCGGATCAGGTCGTTGCCGATGGGCACCAGCGCGGCGAGCTTCTTGGCGACCAGGCTGACCTTGTCGAAGGTCTGCTGGCCGACTGGGACGTCGGCGTCACGACCGATGTAGCCCGCCGTCGCGCCACCGCTAATCCGGCTGATGTCGAGGTTGCCGTTGTTGAGCGGCAGGGACTGCGCGCCCATCATGCGCACCACGGAATTCGGCACCAGGCGCTCAATCACGAAGTTCGCCAGTTGGGTGGGGATCAGCACCGCGCCGCCGGATGAAGTAACGCTGGTCAGCGCCATGGACACTTCGTTGCCGACCCCGTTATCCAGCATGGTGCGCTGGGCGAACTCGGAGGCGGCTTGCGGGTTGTTGGGGGCATGTTTCAATGCGCCCAGAATTCCGGCGAAGACGCTGGCTTGATGGCGCTTTTCTGCGGCGTGGTCACGCGGTTGGACGGGGGCGGATGCCGTGGGGGTGAGGGATTGCTGTACCGGGACGGCGGCAGCGGCGGCCATCGCTTCGGCGGATTCGGCGCGGGCGATATTGCCGGTGAGAGCGTCGAACTGGACGCGCAAGCCGTCGAATTCGGCGATTTCTTCGGCGCTCAAGGTAGGCTGGGCGGCGAGGGTTTGAACGCGGGTGTTGAGTTCGGCGCGTTCGCGTTTGAGGCTGTTGATGTCGGGCATGGATGGCTCCTGAAATGAAAAAACCCGCACAAAGGCGGGCTGGTGGGTACTGCTAGCCGCGAACGCGGTAAGCGAGTTGGTTACAGCGTTGCTTGAATTTCCATTGCGGTGGCAGCCAGGCGCATCCGTTGCGGGGTGACGACGTTCTGGACGGGTTGAATGGCCGGTGCGCGTTGTGCCGCCACTTCTCCGGCAATGCGGTTGATGGCATCTTGCGGCGTTTCCAGCCGGTCAGCCAGTCCGGCGGTGATGGCGTCTTGGCCGAAATACACGCCGGCTTCGGTAGCGGTGATCTGGTTGACCGACAAGTTGCGGTAGGCGGCCACCGCGCCGGTGAATTGGGCGTAAACGCGATCCACCATGCCATTCAAGAAGGCCAGAGAAGAATCGGTGAGCGGTGCAAACGGGGTGAGGTCATTCTTCTGGGCGCCGCGATAGATGGCGGTGACGACGACGCCCTCGTCAGCCATCTGCTTGCTCACGTCCATGTGCTGGGCGATGACGCCGATGGAACCGACGCCGCTGCTTTGGCTGACGCTAATTTCCGAGCAGGCGGCAGCGATCAGGTAGCCGCCGGAGAAGGCGTTGAAGTTGACGATGGCCGATACCGGTTTGACGGCGCAGGCGGCGCGGATTTTATCGGCCAACTCGAAGGCGCCGGTGGCGCTGCCGCCTGGGGTGTCAATGTCGAGCACGATGTGGGCAATGGTTGGGTCGGTCAAGGCTTGGTCGAGTTGTCCGGCGACGGTTTCATAGGCGGTCATGGTCTGGCACATCGCCAGATTGCCGGTGCGCGGAACCAGGGGGCCGTAAACGCCGATGACGGTGATGCCGCTACCGTCATCGTTGAAACCCGTCTCGTCGTCGTTCTGACCCGTCAGATTTTCCAGCAGTTCGCCGGCATCCATGCGGGCGGTCAAGGTTTGGCCGGATTGCGCCGCAATGGCGACGCCGAGGTGATGACGGGCGAAGGCGAGCGCGGAATACATCAATTCCGGGGAGGCTAGTTGCGGACGGTTGAAGATCAGGCCGAGCAGGTGAGGGTAGGTTTTCATATTGGGCGAGCCTTTTTAATGCTGGAAGGGGGCGGGGTGCCGATGGGCGTTCCGGTCTTGCCGTCGGCCATGTTGAGCGGTTGCAAATAGGTGTTGCCGCCGTCAATCGGCGACATGTTTTCCAGGCGGCGGATGTCGTTGACGGACAGCCAGCCCCATTGCCGCGCCATGGCGTAAGCGGAATAGCGCGATGCGGTATCGCCACGCAATAGGCCCGCCACGTCAAACTGGATGTAGTACCCGGCGGCACGTTCTTCCGCCGTCAACAGATCCCGCTCCATGGTTTCTTCATGGCGCTTCAGCCACGGCATGAGGCAGTACATGATGAATTCCAGCGACTGCTGTTCGATGTTGTTGTTGGTCGAACCTGACAGGTCGCCCAACATATGCGCCGGGATGCCGTAGATTCGCGCCACGTCGCGCACGCCGTAGCCGCGCGCTTCGATCAGTTGGGCATCCTCGTTGCTCATCGACAGCGGCTTGAATTCCATGCCTTCTTGCAGCAGGGCGATTTCGCCGATGTTCTCCGCGCCGGAATATTTGCGCTTCCAGTCAGCCAGAATCTTGTCTATCGCGCCTTGATCCTTGATACCGGGCGATGTAGCCGGGCGGGTGATCACACCAGACAACCGAGTGCCGTTGCCGAACACTTTGGCGGTGTGCTGTTCGCTGGCGGCGACGATGCCGAGGGCGTTGCGGTGCAGGGCGATGGGCGACAGGCCGGAATAGGCGTTATCCGATACCCAGCGCAGGTGATGGATGTTGCGCAGCGGGAAGGTTCCCTCCAGTCCGTCCGGTGCCATGAGGATGCGGTAGTAGGGCATCCGGTCTACCGGGCTGACCATGACTTGAACGCGGTCGGGGTGCAGCGGGTAGAGGCTTTGGGCGTTACCTTTTTTGTCGCGCTCGATCAGGGCGTAGGCGTTGCCGCGCAATCCCATGCTCATCTGCTTGTATTCGACCATCTGGAACGGGGTCATCCAGGCGTTGGGGGTATCGATCAGCTTGGCGGCCGCGTTGTCGGTGATGGGCACCCGCGTGTCGCCATCCTTGCGGTACACGTGGCACGGCAGTTGGGCGATGGATTCAGCCAGGATGGTGCAGGCGCGTTGCACGGAAGTTAGCGCCATGGCTGTTGCCGGCGTGATCAGCGGCCCGGCATCCGATGCGCCGCTCCAGCCGAGCATGGAACCTACCCAGCCGCCATTACCTGCCGGGAGATAGGCGCCGTTGCCGCCGAAGAATTGGGAGAAGAACATCAGGATTTACGGCTCAGGTTGGCAACGGTTTTTGCGACCATGAATGACCACGCCAGCATAAACAGACCGGCGAAGATCAGCGCGGCGGGAACAGAAAAAAGGGCGATTCCGATAATCAGCACGGCAAAGCCGAGTACGCCGGCGATTTGGCCGATGGTGGCCATTTTCTTAAATTCCGATGGTGCCTGATTCATAGATACTCTCTCCCTGGGGTTCTCCGGCCATCTGCGATACGCCTATCGCCATTGCCAGCGCGACCAGCCCGTCGATGCGGCCGGTGGCCTTGTGTTTGTCGAGCTTGCGATTGCCGGCTGCGTCCTTGGTGACGACAGCATTGGCGGCACATAGGGTCAATACCGGGTGCATGCCGTGTGCGATGCGGGCATTCAGCAGTTCGGATTCGAGTGCGTCGAGCGCCGGGGACATATCCTTGAAGCCCTGGCCGAACTCGGACAGCGGCAGGGTGATGCCTTGGGCGTCGAGTTCCTTTTGCAGGAGTTCAATGCGCCAGCGGTCATAGGCAATCGCGCGCACATCCAGCATGCCGAGAATTGCGCCGATGTCTTGCGCGACGTAGTCGTAATCGACGGTCGCGCCGGGTGTGGTGTGCAAATAACCCTGTCGTGCCCACACGTCATAGGGGGCGCGGTCACGTTTTGCGCGCTCGGCCAGCCCTTGTTCGGGTGTCCAGAAGTGCGGGGTGACGTGCCACACGCCGGCGATCTTGCCGACGATCACCAGTGCGGTCAGGTCGGTGCGAGCCGACAGGTCGAGGCCACACCAGACTGGCGCGCTGCCGTATTCCATCACCATGCCGCCGCAGGATTTCCATACATCCACCGAGATGAACGGGCAGACGGTGGACACCCGCTGATTCAGGCACAGGTTGCGGAAGGTGTTTTCTGCACTCGGCATTCTTGACGCTTGCTTGGCTTGTTCGGCCAGGTCGTCGAGGTTGCGGAAGATGCCCAGTGCGGGATTGGCGGCTTTCCATGCTTTCTTGTCCAGCAGGTCGGCGTCTTTCGGCGCGGCATAGACGTGTGAGACGATGCGCGGGTCGTTCGATTTCTCGGCGTCGTCTATCCATTGCGAAAACAGGTCGGCATCGTCCGATGCCTGGGTGCTGATGGCGATGAGGATAGGCGCTTCATGCGCGCCCTGGGCGGTGGTGATGGCGTCGATGAAGTCATCTTGCGGGCCTTTGACTTGGCCGACTTCGTCGAGGATGGCGATCACGGGACTCAGCCCCATCGCGGTGGTGCCGTCAGCGGCCAAGGCGCGGTATTCGACGTTGAGCGGCAGGCCGATCAGGCGTTTGCCGGAGGGTACGATGCGCACCAGGCTGGATAAGCGCGGGGAAAGTTGCACCATTTTCGATGAATAGTTGAATACCTGTGCGGCTTGCTCCCGGCTTCTTGCGCCGCTGACGATCTGACTGTTCTGCTTGGCTTCCGGGCCGACCAGGTGCGCCAGCATGATGCCGGCGATCAGCGCGGTCTTGCCGTTCTTGCGGGCGATGCTGAGATAGGCCCGCCGTGTTCCGCGCGGGTTGTCGTAAATCTGGCGGATGAAGCGTTTCTGGAACGGCGCGAGCTTGATTGGCTGGCCGACGTGCTCGCCTTCGGGGACGAGCAGATAATTTTCCAGAAATGAAATGACACGGTCGCCTCGGGTTTGCTTCTTTGCCATGAGCTACAAGATGAAGACGCACGTCATACCGGCCTCGCAATCAAGAAATGGGAGAATGTTGATCAGGGTTAATTTATTTACTTTTTCAGATGCTTTACTTGATTTGGTGAAGCCACTTCACTATCATTCAGCGTATGGACAGCACCATTCACCGCTTCAAAAACGCCAGAATCGCCATGTTTCTCGGCGACCATCCACCCGCGCACGTGCATTTACTCGGGCCTGGGCTCAAGGTGTCCATTGAGGTGGCGACGTTAATAACCAAGGGGCGTGCCGATGCCAAGACACTGGCAGAAGCCTGTGCATGGATTGCTGACAATCGTGAAACCATCATGCGGATATGGATCGAACGAGGAGCAAAGCGATGAAACAACAGAACATCACTACCGTGGCCGTCATCGGCAAGAAATCGGTCGGTATTACTTGGGACAGCGGCAAAGTTGACCGAGTCGACCTATCTGCTCTGATTGCCGATCTTGCCGGGCTGGCCGCGCTGGACAATACCGCTACGTTTACCGCCTGCACCGTCGGTGAAGATGGCTGGTCGTTGATCTGGCCCAATGGTGCTGAAATTGGCACGGATACCCTCTGGCGCATGGCTCGCGAACAGTCTGGGGAGGCAACGCCCATTGATGAGTTTGCCGCTTGGCGCGTCCGCAATCGACTGTCACTATCTGATGCCGCGCAGGCACTCGGCATCACTCGGCGCATGGTGGCGTACTACGAAGCCGGACGCTACCTGATTCCACGCATGGTCGGTCTGGCGATCAAGGGTTGGGAAGCGGAGCATCGTAGTCACGCTTAAGCCTCCGGGAACGCCTCGCCGCTCGCTTCCAGGGTCGCGGCTTTGCCGCTAAATTCCTGCCAGCGCTTGACGATAACGTCCACGTATTTCGGGTCTAGCTCCATCAGCCGGGCATGCCGACCGTTTTTCTCTGCAGCGATGGCGGTGGTTCCGCTTCCGCCGAAGAGATCCAGGACGACGTCGGCACCCTTAGTGTTGTTCAGCATCTGATATTCGAACAAGGCGACGGGCTTCATGGTTGGATGTTCGCCATTGCGCGACGGCTTGTCGAATTCGAGGATAGTGGTCTGCTTGCGATCCGCCGCCCACAGATGCCCGGCTCCATCCTTCCAGCCGTACAAGCACGGCTCGTGCTTCCAGTGATAATCCTGCCGCCCCATCACGAGGCTCGATTTCTTCCAGATCAAGCACTGGCGCACGGTCAGTCCCGCATCCTTGCAGGCGCCCCTGAAATTGTAGCCCTCCGAGTCGGCGTGCCAGATGTAGAAAACGGCGCCGGGTTTCATGACGGTGGTTGCCGTGGTGAAGGCATCCCGCAGGAACTGGCGGAAGGCGTCATCGCTCATGGCATCGTTCTGGATCGTCAGCTTGTCGGCCGTGCCGCCCTGGTAGGCGACGTTATAGGGAGGATCGGTTAGCAGCATGTCTGCCTGGCCACCGGCCATCAGCTTCTCTACCGCGTCGATGCTGGTGCTATCCCCGCACATCACTCGGTGTTTGCCGAGAATCCAGACGTCACCCAGGACGCTGACCGGGGTTTCCGGCGGTTCAGGTGTGGCGTCCTCGTCGGTCAGTCCGGCGGGGATTTCGTCGAGCATCAGCGCCGCCAATTCCTCGGCAGTAAAACCCGTCAGCGCGGTGTCGTAACCGGCGGCCATCAGGTCGGCCAACTCGACCGCTAGCATGGATTCGTCCCATCCGCCCGAGAGCGCCAGACGGTTGTCTGCGATCACATAGGCGCGCCGCTGCATCTCCGTCAGGTGCGTGAGCCGTATGCAAGGAACATCATCCAGGCCCAGCTTCTGCGCGCCCAGTACGCGGCAATGCCCAGCGATAATTCCGTCCTCTGCGTCAATCAATACCGGATTGGTGAATCCGAACTCGCGGATGCTTCCGGCAATCTGCGCGATCTGGGCATCGCTATGGGTGCGGCTGTTCCGTGCGTAAGGAATCAACTTCTCAACGGCGATCTGCTCGATCTGATGTTTCGCGTCTTGCTTCATGTCGGCCTCGCTATCAAATCATCCACATCGGTAAACGTATTCCGGTATCCGGCCTGCGCGAATCCGCCGGCATTCTTGGTGCGCGGGTCGGTCTCGGTCTGCGCCAGGCTCAGGCTGCGGATGATCGAAAGCTGCTGGCGTTGCAAGGTGTCGATGATGGACAGCAGCGGGTTGGGGATCGGCGTGCCGCGCGGGTTTTTCATAATCACGCCGGTCTTGTCGAGCATTTCTTGATGCTTGCGGATGTCGGCTTCGATGCGCACGATCTTGGCCACCAGGATCAAATCCAGATCCCGCCAGTCAGAGTACGCACGGGCACGGGTGAACTGCCGCCAGATGACCATTTCGTCATCGTTGCGCAGGATCACGCCTTCGGGCAGTGGGATATCCGCCGATACCGATCCGGCCATGCCGGCCGCGACCATTGTCGAGTTGCGGCCCAGCCGTTGTACTTTTGCCATTTTTACGGACGCTCCGGTTCCTACAGATCAGACGGTCGGCTTTCGGTTGGGGTACGGGCGTCGAGATACGAGACCAGGGCGTCATAACTGGCGCCATCGTCGATCATGCGTTCCAGTGCGTCAGTCCATCTGCGCTTGAGCCGTTCGGCGACAACCTGGCCGGCAGCGTGAGATTGTTTGTTGATGGTTGCCCTGAGGTGCGCCGCTAGTTTTTTCATGGATCAATTCCCTCGTGCGAGCACGCTCCCTGACACGCATGAGGCGACGCAAAATGATCATTTCAGAGTCGTTTTCGCAGGATGACGGCCGCCGAATTCTTGGCATTTTTCCGTAAGTTTTTTAAAGGAAAGGAGCCCACACGGTGCTGCGCAAGCGACCTACAAGGATTTGATGTCCCCTACCCCTTGTTCCAGTGATGACCGGGCGATAGCGGCAGTCCATCCACGCCGCAAGCGCCGCTGGGACGCTGCCCTTTGTCATCGCGGGTCTTTTCGTCGTGACATGCGCGGCAGATGGATTGCAAGTTTTCGTCATCATTCCCGCCTCCCTTTGAGACTGGAACAATGTGGTCGACTTGCTGCGCCAGCGTTAGCCGTCCTTGCTTCTGGCATTGCTGGCACACGCCACAGTCACGCCGCAGGATGCGGCTCCGAATCTTTGCCCAGGCGTGGCCGGACTTGTCGCTTAGTCGTTGGTTCATGGGAAAGACGAGCGCGTGCGGCCCTCGCCGATGATAGCCACCGGGCGGGTGATGAATGGTTTCATGGGGAGGACTCCGTTGCGAGGGAATGCTAGAAACGACAACGCCCACTCAGGTTCCCCCGGTGGGCGTAGCTTTTAAAAGTACAACATCACTGTACCTTGTGTGAGCAAAGATTCAAGTAGGTTTATCCGAGGCGATGGAAATATTTTTCTCGAACTACCAAGTTTCGGGTTTGTGAATTGCCGAGTGTGGAATCCGGTCTGGTAGTTGTGCATTTCGCAGGTGAACAGGGCTGAGGGGTTTGGCCCAATGCGTATGTTGTTCCAAGTCACCCGAGATGCGCCGGTGATCGTCACCGGAGATGGGCGCAACCAGCCCCAATCTCAAATGCGGATGGTAACGACGAATCGTTGCAAGGGCTGCCTCAAGGTCAGTATCGTTGCTGCAAACCACAGCCTGCTCATAGGCTCCTGTCCAGGCTCCAGCAATGAGATCAGCAGCAAGATTGACGTCGGTTTTCTTTTCGTTGAAATCGTACACCTGCACCATTTGCAGATGCGGAGCTTCAGGAATAGGGCGCACCAACCGCTGAAATGGCGTTGTCGCGATGATTTTTCCTTCGATGACGGTCACGCGGCCTGGATACATCTTGCGCAAAGCTTGCAGGTAGCGGCGCTGACGCTGGGGCGATTCTGCGTCGTCCGACATCCGGCCCAGTACGGGTGCGGTGTAGTAGCGCACCTCTATAAGATCCGCTTCTGGGTCGAGAACGTGATCCCGGAACAGAACGAACAAGTCCAACCACTTGAGCGTGGTTTTTCTCAACAACCCGTAGTAGAGGTTGTAGCCATCGACATAGACGACCGTTCGCAAAAAGCATCTCCAGAAGTGACAAAGCCGCCCGAAGGCGGCCTGTCGCCCCAAAAGCATCCGGCCAAACCGGACGGTCAAGGGGTGAGTCGTGAATTAATCATACACCAACTTTGAATTCAGTCGCAAGCTGATTTTGCCCAGTCGTCGGGTGTCCAGTATCACTTCCCGATGGTGGACGAGCCATTCCCCTGTCGTTTCCCCGCTCATACCCGTAATGCCGCGCCAACACCCCCAGCGCCGCAATCAGGATGCCTTTGCCCTCGTGCACTGAGATCGGCTTGCCACTCCACCCCTCCCGCAATGCCCACTCCCGCACCGACATTCCCAAGCCAGCGACGTACCACAACGCCGATCCTCCCGGACTGCTCACACCGCCCACCGCATCCAGTGCCTGACCGACGCGCTTGTGGGCATAGGCGCTGTGCTCGGTCATGGTGTCACCAGCGCCATGTCCGCCGATGCGCTGCAGCTTCAACGTCCTTAGGCCGCAGATCTGCGCCGCATAGAACTCCTGCGAGAACTGCTGCCCGGCATCGTGCATGGCCCCGGTGATCGTGCCGTTACGCAGCATCAGCCCCAGCGTGTCCACGGTGCGGAAGTGACCGGCCTGTCGCTGGTCGCCATCCTCACAGACGTACTGCGCCACGCTGCCGTCGGGGCGTTCGATCCAGTCGCCGATACGCGGCTCCCGTTCTGCTGTGGCCTTCGGCGTTTTGGTTTTCTTGCTCATGGCCGGCCCTCCCCGAGCTGTCCGAGGGTGGCGAGCGCACCATCGCGGCTGCGCTGAATGGTGATGGATTTGCGGGTGGTCGCCACCACCGTCCAGGTCTCATTATCGCCACGGTCGATCACGTCGCCCTCCTGCCAAGCTGTGCTCTGTCGGCTGGACGGGGTGCGAGCGCCATAGAGTCTGGTGGCGATGCCGGTCAGAAACGCCCGATCCCACTCGTCGTAGATTTCGTCGAGATGAACCACCACGATGGCCTGCTTGTGCCAGGCGGCGGCGCGCATGGCTCGAAGCTCGTCGGCGCTGGCTGGTGTCTGCGGTGCCAATCTGCCCAGCACGCAGGGAATGGAAGCTGTGCTCGTTTTCATTGCACACCTCCTTGAGCCAGCGCCCAATGTAGCAGCGCCAACGCATCAGCTTCGTTGTCGCAGCCGGGTTGATGGCCACGAGCCTGCATGGCCGCGACCATCTCGGCCTTGCCAGCGTTGCCTTTGCCGGTGGCGTGTTTCTTGATCGTACCCACCGGCACGCCTTGGTACGGAATCTGGTGGTGTTCGCACCAAGCGGTCAGCGTGGCAAGAAATCCACCGTAGGCGTGAGCGGCATCAACACCAGCGTGCCGGCGCACTTCCTCCAACACCACGAGGTCGATGCCGTCGGCGACCTGCTTGATTTCAGTCAGCCAGCGCTTAAACCGGAGATACCGCATACCACCGCCTTCGAAGCGTTGGGGTTTGAAGGATTCACTGCCGCTGGTGATACTGCCGTCGCGGGTGGACAGTGCCCATCCACAAGTCGTTCCGAGATCGAGGGCAAGAATGGTCGTGTTCATTTCGCACCTCCACCGATGATCCGATGGGCGCCGACCACTCTCTTCACCACTTGGAACAGAAAAGAAGTTTGTGCACATACAGGAGGCGCCTTTACGCCTCCTATTGTGTAAACAATAGGACACTGCAGTGCAGTCTTAATAATACATAACCAATTGATTCGTTGTTGTTTGCCAGATTGCAAAGGCTCCTTGCATTCTTTTGCATGCAAACCTGAATTTTGCATAAAGTCGTTTTGATTCAATGGTTTTTGTGTGCGGCAAGAATGCGGAATGCAAAGATTGCAGGCGGTTTTTAGGGTGCTTTTCATGGGATTTTCTCCTCCTGGTAGATCCAGATTTCGTGGTTTTCGACGGGCAAAAGCGCGCCGGATTGGGTGCATTTGTAGTGAGTCGGCAAGACCATCAGAGTTTCGGCTTTCACCTCGCCGGTGTCCGGATCAGGTTCATCGATCACGCGCGTGTAGCGCATGTCCTCCACGCACAGGTAGCCGTATTTGCTGCGCCCAATCGGCGCGAGCCCGTAGGGATTGTGGTCGCGGAAAAATTTGATGTAGCCCTTGCTAGCGAGCACCGCAATGCGCTCGCTGATGGTGCGTTTGCCGCCCAATCCTGCTTGGCTCTCAAACGCTTCAGCGAACTGGGTGGCGAGATAACACTGACCTCTTGCCGCCTCATCAAAGATCAGCTGCAGAATCACGTCATGCTTGCGCCGTCGCTCCGCATCGAGCTTTTCGCCCCAGTCCTGCATTACCAAGCGCGCTGTCGGATCGACCTCGCGCCACTCGCCGTTGATCTTGTCGACGTGCTTTTGCGGGATGCCGGCGCCGTTTCTGAGCTCGAAGATCAGCTCACGGGTAGATCGCGTTTCGTCGGGGCGAAACAGCAGCATCCCGGTGCTGTAGTAGCCGCGCAGACTGCCTGCACCGGCGAGCGCCTGAAACGGCTCTTCTTCGAACTGCTTCTTGCCGAGCTTCTTGGTGTGGTGTACCAGCACGATGCCGGCGTTTGGGTTGACCGCATCGCGGATGCGCTCGACCCGTTGCGACAGGAAGTAGAGCATCGCGGCGTTGTCGTTTTCACCAGGCGAGCCTTCGCCGCCGTCGAAAACGTTGCGGATCGGATCGATGGCGATGATGTCAGGCGGCTCTGAGCCGAAGGCATGGGCAATGGCCGGGATCACCTGCGCGAGGCCAGCATCGTTCAGGATCAGCCGCAGTTGCGGCGTGGCGACGAAGTTCGCCCGTGCGTCCAGCATCCGGCTCGCCGGCAGCTTGATGGCTTTCATCCGTTCGCGCAGGTAGTGGTACTGCACCTCAGCTTGCAGGTAGAAGACGCGCAAGGGCCGGGGTGGTCGCAGTCCGAGGAAGGTGGCGCCGGCGGCCATGTGGGTGAGCCAAGACAGCAGGAAATCGCTCTTGCCGACCTTGGGCGCACCGCCGAACACCAGCATTCCGCCGGGTGTGAGCACTCGCGGGGCGACGATGTCGTCGGGCAAGGGCGAGTCGTCATCGAGCATCGCGCCCAGGCTGAAGGTCAGCAGTAGCACCGGGGCGGCCTTGATCACCCGCCGCTCGCCGTCACGCAGGAAACCTGCGACATCGAAGCCGGTCTCAAAAGCATCGGCCACATCCCAACCGGTGGGCTGGTCGGTGGGCGGCACCAGGATGGCAACCGACACACAGCCAGTAGACACGCAGGCGCGGGCAGCGGCTTCAGCGTAGTCCCAACCCGGTGCATCGCGATCCGGCCAGATCAGCACGGTTTTGCCCGCGAGCGGACGCCAGTCGGTTTTGTCGACCGGCGCCTTGGCGCCGTTCATCGCGGTGGTGGCAGTGATGCCGTTGCGGATCAGGGCGTCGGCGCACTTCTCCCCTTCGACCAACACCACGCTGTCGCTCTGGGCCACCGTTGGCAGGTTGTAGAGCGGCCGGGGATCAGGGGCGCGACACATGCGGGCACGCACATCCCAGGGGCGGAATTCCTTTCTGCCAGGCGCTGGATCATAGCGATAGACGCAGGCGATCAGTTCACCCGTGGTGCTCAGGTAATCCCACTTGGCAGTGTGGGGGCCGAGTTCATCGGTGGGTGCCTCGGCTCTCGATGGCGTCGGATGGATCAATGCTCGGCCCACCAACCGTGCGGCGGCTTCCATGACCGCGCCGAAGTCGGTCTGGGTGTCCAGACCCTGGTTTGCAGCGATCAGGTCGAAGATATCACCCCCCTCGCCGGTGGCGTGGTCGAGCCATAGACCGGACTTCTCGCCGTCGAGCGCCACCTCCAGGCTGTCGCCAGGATTGCCGTCGATATCGCCGACCACGAACTTGTGGCCACGGATATTGCCGGCAGGAAACAGCGCCATCAGCAACGCTGGCAGGCGAGAGAGCAGTTCCGCCTTCAGGTCGTCACGCTGTGCGGCCAGATCCACTCGGCCGCCAGCGACGGGTGGTACTTCGTTGTAATCAAGCATGAACAAGTCCTCCTGTACGGTGGGCGGTGAGGGTGTGGATGGGCGCGCTGCTGCCGGTCACCGCCGCCACCTTGATCGGCACCCGCTGCCAGTGCTGATCTTCCGAGGCCAGATACCCTGCCTTGCTGGCAACGAAGCGCACAAAATGCGCTTCCAGCCCGACCCGATCACACCAACCCTCGAGGTTCGGGCCGAGGATGAAGCGACGTGCCTCGCGGCGCTGGCGCTTGTTGGAGAGGCTCAGGCAGTCGTGGATGGCGCGAGCGATGACCGCCACCGCCAGACGCGACTCAGGGCAGACCACCACGGTGTGACGGTTGAGCACCTTCTCGATAGGCTGAATGCCGACCAGCGGTTTTGGTGGGCACCAGCGTTCTACCCAGGTGGTCGCGGTGGGTTTGTTGGGCTTGCGTTGTTGGGAAGCGGGGCTCATTGCGCACCTCCTTCCAGCCAGCACCGCTCGGCGTAACTGCAGAACTTGCACTCGAAGTAACTGGACTCGGCAAAGGCGCGTGGCAGCAGCTCTCCCGCCTCGGTGGCCGTGATCACCTTCACCGCCCGATCCGACATCCGCTGCGCCAGCGCCGCATCGAACGGCACCAGCTCGAACCACAATTCCTGCGTGTCCTTGTTGATGGCAATGAGCAGTGCCGGATTGGCGCTGATGCCTTCGACGGTGCCTTCCATGTAGGCCTGGTAGGTCGCCATTTGCGCGGCGTAGACCGGCTTGGTGACCGCCACGCCGGATTTGACGCAGGCCTTCCAGTGCTTATCCATCATCGTTTTGCACTCGAATAGCATCGGGAATGTCAGGCCGAGTTCAGGTGGCGCGGCGGTGATGATCCCGTCGACGTGGCCCTTGATCCGGCCGCCGGCGACCGAGAACCCGAACTGGCCGCCATCAGCCTTCTGGTTGTGCAGCTCGAACCCGGCCAGGCGCAGCCAGCGCACGGCCAGGTCTTCCAGCACATGGCCGACCTCGAACACGCGCAGGATGCGACCTGAGAATCCCCTGCCGGGGTCAACCGGCGCACCGGCGTATTCGAATTGCAGTTGGCGCTCGCAACTGACCCCGAGGCGCGATGCGCCGAGATAAGTGCGTTGGATCTGCCCGGCACGTTCCACATCGAGAGCGACATCAATGAAGTCCGTGACGCGCTCGTGGAAAGCCGGTCTGTGATTGAAATCCAGCATCATTTCTTCCTCCCCGGTTTGGCGGCAGGTGCGGCCTCCGTGGTTTCCCACGGCAAGTCCTCTTTCAGATCCGCGAAGGGATGGGCCGGATCGATGGCTAGCGGAGCTGCCTGCATCTCGTAGGGCTGGAGTCCTCGCACCGGCGGAACCTTGGCCTGCTCGTGATGCGCTGCCATCGCTTCCGTCCAGCCGGTGACAATCGCCTCGATCACCGCCAATGCTTCCGCCTCGCTGTAGTGGCCCAGCGGCTTGTCGAAGCCGATCTCCCCGGCGGCCTCGCCGAAGAACTTCAGGCACGAGCGCATCGCGGCGCGCTCGAATTCAGTCGGATCAACCATGAGCACGTCCTCCTTGCTGGGATCGGTTCGTAGCCAGTTGCCGTAGAACGCGTGAAACGCGTCCTGGCAGCGGCGCGAGCAGAAACACCAGTCCATCGGATACCGGCGCGACTCGCCGACCTTGAAGCGATTGTCGCTGTGGCCGTAGCCACGGGCCTGCCGCTTGCAGACCCAACATTTGCCGCTCATCCATATGCCCTCCTCACTGCGCCCAGGCGGGTTTGCCGCCGGGAACGTTCTGTTGAGTGGATTGAGCAGGACGAGCCGCTGGTGGGATGTGGCTGGGCGCCACCATGGCAGCGGGTGCGCCGGAATTGCCGCTTGATGGGGTGCTCTTGCTGGCAACACCCATGATCAGCGCGTAATCTTTGTGATCCGGTTCGATCACGCTCTTGATGGTGTTCTTGTCACCGCCCTTGGCGTCCTTCTCGATGTCGATGCGGGCGGCGAACTCCAGGCCATCCAGATCGCCGAAGACGGCAATGCGGCGAGCGTTCTGGGCTTGCGGACTGTTGTCGCCGGGATGAATGTTGCAGGCGCTGTTGAGTGCGGCGCGCACGAAGGTGCGGCCCATATTTCCCCAGGTCGGGCCTTTGGGGCTGTAGAGGCCGATGTTCGACCAGACCTTACGCTTGGCGAACGGGCCTTCCATCACCACGAATTCGCAGGACAGATACACCGCGCCGGTGTCGAAGGACTCGGATGCCCAACCGCCACTCCAGCCCATCTCGGGGTTGTCGTGGCCGCCGGGTTTGATGCTCATGCGTACCTTGACGGCGGTGCCGCGCGGGATGAGGTCGAAGGATTGTTGCTGTTCTGCGTCGTTGAAATCGTTCCAATTGCTCATGGTGGGTTACTCCTTGGATTCGGTAGAAAGGGATGTTGTGAGAGCCGCAGTCGGACGTGTCGGAGGCTGCCCCTGTGTCTGGGCTTGGGCGCACTTGGCGATCAGCTGACCGAGGTGCGGGGGTTCGATCAGCTCCAACCGACCAGAGCGATCCTTGGCGGGCAGCCCCCAGGGATTGACGGTCTGGCAGACAAACGCCCGGTAGGTCTCGCCCTCGTCGGTCTTGAGTTCAGCCAACGTGATGACTTCATCGACGATGCCGGGTAGCTCCAGGGCGGTTTTGCTGCCCTCGATCTGTGGGGCGAAAACCTTGCGGTTGAAGTCGTCCAATTTCTCGTCGAGAATGGCCACGAAGATGACGTGCTTGTCCCTGACGTGTTGCAGATGGGTGAGCGCACCGATCATTTCCTGGCCCAAAAGGCCATAAGCGCCGCGCAGATCTGGCTTGCCGGAGCGGTCGGACACCGCATGCACCTTGGCGTGGGTCAGGCACATCCGCGCCAGCACGGTGATGCTGTCGACGAAATAGGTGTCGTAGCGCTCGAGCTGGGCCGGGTCGCCATATTGCTGACAGACGTGCTCGAAGTGGGCTTGCGAGAACGGCGCATCCGCCGGCAGTGCAAGGTTGGGGCCGGCAAGGAAGACGACCAAATCGCGAAATTCCGGCCAGGTCTTGGGGCGGATGCAGTCGCCGCGCCAGTCCTTGACCGACAGGTCGCCGGCCTCCAGATCGACGAATAGGGTGGACTGATCGGGCAGGGTCTTGAGTTGGGTCGTTTTCCCAAGTCCACTTTTACCCAGCAGGACGATCTTGACGCCGTGACGCTCGGCGAGGCGTTGGTCAGCACTGATGATGGGCAACATTGACGTGTCTCCAGGTTTTACGGTTAAGGACGCAGCAGATGGCATTCCGGCTTATGTCGAACACATCTGCAATTTGGTACGTGGTCAGCCCTAAGCGGCGCAGTCGGAAGACTTCAGGGATAAGGCCCTCAGTCAGCTTGGCGCTGGGGTTTTGTGAGCCGCGCATGAGTGGCGGTGGCGACCCACGCCCCTTGCGCCACATGTCGGCTGTGTTGTCTCGATAAGTGCCTACAAATAGGTGATCGGGGTTGACGCAGCACGGGTTGTCGCAGTGGTGGCAGACAAGCTGATCGCGGCGCAGGTGGATGCCGTAGGCAATCTCATAAGCCAGGCGATGGGCCTTGATCAGACCGGTGCCACGCGCCCCACGGCCAATGACGCCATAGCCGCGCTCGTTGAGGGTGCCCTGCCAATGCCAGCAGCCCTCCCCTCCCGGCTGAACGTAGCGCCAAAATCGCTGGTCGAGGGGGGCGTGCTGGCGAGTCATGCCACACCTCCTTCCACGTGGCGCAACGTGAACTTCGGCGCCTTCGGCGTGACCGTGCGCAGCCGTTCGAACGGCTCGCGCAGCGTCTGCGGCCAGGCCTTGAACTTCGCCTCGCTGACGCTGTACTTGATCTCGACGTACTCGCGCGGATCGCCGCCGCTGGCTTCGATCTTGGCTACCAGCTCGGCCAGTCCCTTCGGCTCGTACTTGACGTCCTTGCCGACTTCGACGGTGATATCGAACTCGCCGTCGATGAGGTGGGTGGTGCCGGTGTCCTTGCCGTCGGCCAGCAGTTGGGACTTGGCTTGTTCGGCGTAGCGCAGTTCCAGGCCGGCGTGGATCATTCCGGTGAGCGCGGCCAGTTCGGACTTGGCCTGCGCCTCGAAGCGTTGTAACGCCGCTACGCTTTCCAGCGGCAGGTCGCGGATGACTTGGGCAGATAGCGCCAGGTAAGGGGTGGGAAGATCGATGCCGCTGTGGGCAAAGGCCGCTTCGAGCGGCGTGGGGTTAAGGGTGGCCGGGAGGCCGGTTTTCAGCGAATTGCTGGTCATGAGAAATCTCCTGTGAAAGTTTGCTGGTCTCGGTCACGGTTGCTCCGTGGCCTTGTGCGAACTTTCTCAATCGGGATTCCTCAACCCATTCCGCAGATTCCGCAGACTCATTCCTCAAACTGCAATTACTTCTGCGGAATCCCAAAAACCGGGACGGCAAAATGCAAAAAACCCGGTCTGGTTGGGCCAGCCGGGCTTGGAGTGGAACGAGGGGTCGGGGAGGCAGCTACCTCAACCAACCATGGTCTTCTTCGGGAATGATGAGCGCGTAGCGCTCGTCCTCGCGCTGGTAGCGGATAAAAGCGCGGTAGACCTTGGGGATGCGGTCGAACACCTTGCTCGGGCTGAAGTTCTCGGCCACCGACGCCACCTTGTCGCGCAAAGCAGCGTTGTCCAACTCGTGGTCGAGATCGTCGATCAGCGCCGCCAGCAGTTTTTGTTGGCGCGGCTCCAATTCGATCTGATTCCCTTCAAGAAATACCACGCTCTCGGTTTTGACATAGCGCAGCGTGGTGTTGGGTGCGGCCTCGTCGAGAAGTTGCGGGCCCGGCGCATCGAAGCGGTCGGCAAAGAAGGTAAAGCCGTGCTCCTCGATCTGCCCCACCATGAAAAGGCTGCGCACATCAAACCCCGTGAGCGCCGACCCTGCCGGCAGCGGCACTTCACTACTGGTCAGCACGATGGCAGATTGTACGGATTTGTCGGCGGCAATCTGATCGCGCAGCCGTAGCGCGTTTTCTGCGCGATGGAGCATCCGACCGAAGTACCAGGTCACCGGCTTGCCCCGTTTCGGCGTGGTCATGCCCAGCCGCCACAAGGTTTCTTTGCGCGGGGTATCCTTGTCAAACTCTTTCATGACCGTGGCTGCCAAACCGAGACCCACCAGCAGCTTGGATACCAGGCGTGCGGGAATCAGTTTGTAGGTGTCGCGCACATATTTGGGCGCATCCACCTGCTGGCACTCGGGGCAGGACAAGCGAATCTCTCTCTCGGAGAGTTCTCGAACCACCCGCGCCAACTCGATCCAGCATTCTGTGCAAGTGACGTATTCAAGGGGCTCGCCGATGGTCAGCATCTTGGTCTTGAGCAAAGGCTGCGCTCCCACCGCCCATTCCCCCTCGAACAGCGCCTTCCCATTGATCTGCGGATCGGCGCGATCCAGCAAGCGGCACAGCAAAGTCGTCGCCTGGATCTGGCTGTCGCTCACGCCATCAGCTCCGCTTCCTCGGCGGCCGGTTCAATTTGCGGAATTACCTCGTCGTGCTCGATGACGTTCAACGCTTTGAGAACGGCTTGGGCCAGGGGCTGGTTTTTGACGGAGAGGTTTTTGATGGTGGACGAGCCGGAGGCGTAGACGTCGAAGCTAAAATGCGCGCGACGTCCTTTGCCATCGGTGTAGACGAGTACGGTCGCACCTTCCAGGTTGTATTCGGCTTCGAAGCTGTGCTCAACTTTCAGGACATCGCGGGCAACGGCGACGGCATCGGGTTGATCTTTTGCCTCCGGTGCTTCGATGGAAAAGCTGATGCCGGCGCTCCCCATGCGGGTGAACTTGGCTCGGCGTAGCCGTGCCTTCTGCACGCCGATACTCGACCAATCCTCGAAGGGTTCCAATCCGTCGCGCAGCGCGTTGAGGCGGTAACGTTTGGACTCGATCTCCTCGGGTTTGATCTCTTGGTGAACCACATGCTCGCCAAAAAGCTGCAGCACCGCCTTGTGGTTCTTGGCTCCACCCTTTACGATGGTCTCCACCATGCCGCTGGCCGGGTGATAGACCAGCGCGGTTTCCAGTGCGATCCGGGTGGTGATGCGGGTGAAGTGGTTTTGCGTGAAATGCGCCAGGGCGGTTACCGGGCCTTCGACGTAAAGGGTGAGCTGAATACTGTCCTCGCGCTTGCTGACTTCGATGTGGGTGGCTTGCCCGGCGCCGGCCTTTTTGTAGAGCTTGGCCACGGCATGGCTGAAGGTTTCCAGCAGGGTGCGATCTTCGGTGGGATCGAGTCCCGCCTGGATTTGGTGCTTCTTCCAATACTTGCCGTTGGTCTTGCCCAGGAACGACAGGTGCAGTTCGACGTCCCGGAGGGCTTTGTCGCGGAAAGTGAACATCCACAGAGCCTTTTCCCGGTCGTCACGAGTGCTGAAGGCAATGAGCAGTTCATCGTCGTCAGGGTTGGCGTTGAGGAATTCCTGCACTGCCAGCGGATTGGCCATGAGGTGGCAGCGGCGCAGGTCGTCAAACCAGAGACCCAATGATTCGGTGATGGCCTGGCGTTCTTCGGGGGTGATCTCTTTGGTGGGTAATTCGGAGGCCAGCGTTTCCACCGCTTGCGTCAGCTGCGCCGGCAGCAGATCGGGTTCCTGGCTCCAGTCGATGCTGAGGTATGACCCAAGGATGTGCGCTTCGGCGAACTCCCGCAGGGTCGGCATGCCGATATGCCGCAGGAAGTGGGGTGGGTTGAATACGCTCATACTGCCTCCTTCATTATTTGTTATTGGCAAGCGTATTTGCGGATCAATCCGACCACGACGCCGACTACGGTTCTTCTTGAACCATGGGGGAATTATGACGAATATGGCTTACGGCGTGAAGGGTTATGCAGAGAAACAGGATCGACGGTGCGTCGCTCGGTGGTCTGCACCAGATCTACCGCCGCGCGGCGCAAGCAAGGGCGCAGGTCAGCGGCGCCGATAGCCGATGCTTTGTCACGCCCGGAATTCGGAAATTCCCCTGCAATCCTGCCCAGCGAAAGCCCTTGAGCGCATCTTTTGCCGGTAAAAAGGTCAGGCTGCTCGAAATCCAGGAAAAGGCCGTCCAAAAACAGCCTCGCCACGACTACAAAAAGAAGCAAAAAGCGGCCTATGCGATTTATTCACCACTACAATTTATGCACCACTACAGATTGGGCGTGGAGGGCGGTCAAAACTTCTGTGTCAAGCCATCACCACACGAGTATGAATTTCTACCTTGAGTGCGCGTTTGATGGCCGCGAAGATTGCCGAGATGTTGCTCATAGTCGGATTACCCGAGGCCGACAACATGCGGTGCAGGCTCTTGGCTGGTTTGTGGATCTCTTCTGCCAGCGACTCGAAGCCAACAGTCGCATTTACAAGATCACGTAGAATCAGTTTGGCGGTATCAGGCTCACCGTTGATGAAAAGCGTGACCGCCTCGTCGAGAAGCGCTTGAGCAAA